AGGCTTGATAGGTGGCTTAAAAATCCAAGCAATCAGCACGATAAGAATATAGAAGTAATTGAAAAAATAAAAGATGAAATCAAAACTAAATAGACTAAATAAGGAGGAACTATTTTATAGAGTAATGCTTGCTTGTGCAGAGTATTGTGAAATATCTGTGGAAGATTTAAAAGGTCAAAAAAGAGATAGACTTTTTGCAGACTGTAGAAAGGTTGCTATAAGTATTTTTAAAGAATTAAGACCACAAGTTACCACAGCAGTTATAGGTGCTATGATGAACAGAGACCATTCAACTATAATTTATGCTATTAAAGCACATGAAAAATTGTTACTAGTTGATGAAAATTATAATGATTTTTACCAACGCATAAAACATATATTTGAAGATGATTGCGAAAGTAAACACAAAACACCTGCAAGATATAGCGATATTCTTAAAAAGTATAAAGAGATTTGTGGGAAGTATGAAGAATTAAAAACACAGTATTTTACTGTACAAAATAAGTATGACAAAATAAAACAACTAATCAATTAATTATTAATCTTAAATTTTAAAACAATGAGTGAAACAAAAACAACAACAGAAAAAATCTATGTAGGTTCAGGTAAGAGAGTTAAAGATTATGATATGGTAAATATCACAATCAATCTTACTAAATTATCTCAGGAAGGAAAAGAGTTCTTCTTTGAGTATGATGGTAACAAGTATGCTAAACTAAACGTAGTCGGTAAAAAAGAAACTGATGAGTATGGTAAAACACATTACGTTGAAATAAATACTTTTAAGCCAGAGTCTAAAGATGACAAAGGTGGTAATAACTTACCATTCTAAATTTTAAAAAAATAAGTCACAATCGTTTTCATATGCGTAAAAAACCGATGTTAATAATGACTTAGGGGGTTGGTGACTTACCCCCTTTTTTTTACTAAAACTATGGCACAAGCAATACTAACTGCGATACTATCATGGTTTGGTTTTTTTATATTCCTAACCATTTTGTCGTTTATTGAAAAAGAAAACTATGAAAAGTAAACTAAAAATAACAGAAACTGATGTAGTTAATATGTATAATATTGATTACTATGAGATTGATGGAAGAAAAATAATATTCTATTCAAATGGAGCTAAATATGATTCTATATTTAAAACAGAAGAGGATGCATTTTCAACATTTGAAAAACTAAATAAATACTCTGGGGTTGAAGACCTAACAAAAGACAAGCCAAAAATTAGAAGATGGTGATTACATTTCCAAATAATAAAATAGTTGAAGACACCGTTATTGGTGCTATTATCTCTG